ACACTAAGTAACACTTTTATTATGACCAAATCTGTAATGATCTCACTGCTCCGTAAGGGTAACACTGGTTCACAGATTCTTGAAATTCTTGAGGCTATCTCACAGGGCTCTAATGAACAGCAAGTCGCACAAGTAGCTGCAGAACCAACACTTATGGAATTGGAGTTCTGATTAGATAAGGGCCATATATAGAGGCCTTATATAAGGGGGCCTATATAACACCCCCTTATAGTTACTCACCTCTAATTGACTCCTCTAGTGTAACCCCAACCACAACACACATGTCATTCTTAAGTCTATTCAACAGAACACCGATTGCAGGGTCTTATGATACTATGGCGGCTCTAGTATTTCATGAGAGTGATACCAACAGAAAGCTTAGTTATGACCGAGCACGTAATGTTTCAATCGGGTTTAACTTAGAACAGTCCTTTGTTTCATCTTATCAACCGCAACAAAGTGTTGATGCATGTGAATTATTAGAGTGGATTGACTGTCAAGTACATAAGAAGATTTATGGGTGATAAAGTTACTCACCTCTAATTGACTCCTATAGTATGAACACAACTCAAACAAACATGACCAACACTTTCACTGATACATTTGATTGGTTGAATGAAGGTGATGTGACAGTATTTGATTATCTAAGTATGATCAACATCACTCCACTAAGTATCACTGAAGGAGAAGGAACTAACTTCCCAGGGTATACAATAACCTTCAAATGTTTCGATGATATCATGACATTTTGTAGGGGTTATTATGGAGACCATAGTGATGAAGAAATCAAAGAGATTTATGGTTGGTAAGTAACACTTAGAGGGGGACAGATTGTCTCCCTTAAGTAACACTGAAAGTTGACAGATTACAGTCCTTAAGTTATAATTAGTGAGGGACAGTTAGTATAACATAACGACAGTGTTTTGGGTTTTTCGATGTTATCCTTATGATCGCATAGTGGCCCCCTTAAGAAAAAGCTGGCTTGCCTAACCTACAACGACACTCGATCGGCCTTTATATATTTTGCAAATAAAAAAAAGTTTCTATATAAAAAAATCCCCCATAAGGGAAATGCCCCCCAGAGGTTCGCAGACTGTATGAGTATTTCGAAGTTATACCACATATATTTGAAGGATGAATGTATCATGCCTTCGTTAGACCAGGAGAAGTTTAAGTATAATTGGGAGTGTTTAAATGTGATAGTGGGTTTATTGAAGACTGACTATGTAGCTGAGGATCTCTCATATGAGGTAGTGGAAGTACTACAGGAAAGAGAGGATATCAGTAATCTGTCAGATACCTGTCAGTGAGTTGACAGACACTAAATATCGAAGTATAATGAAAGTTGAAATGGAGTGATTTCTAACTCATGGCTAAAGGATTTACAGTCAAAGCATCAACACCTAAAGCAAAAGAGCAAGGACCAGAGTGGGACTATGATGCAATTAAGGAAAGGATGAGAGGGAAGGCAATTGTCTTTTGTCTACCTGGAAGGGGATGTAGTTATGCATTCATGAAGAACTTTGTACAGTTATGTTTTGATCTTGTACAAAACCAGATGAGTATACAGATTAGTCAAGATTACTCAAGCATGGTGAATTTCGCACGATGTAAGTGTCTCGGCGCAAATGTATTGAGAGGACCTGACCAAATTCCATGGGATGGTAAGTTGAATTATGATTATCAGTTATGGATTGATAGTGATATTATTTTCAACACTGAGAAGTTTTGGCAATTATGTGATGTAGCATTAGATGCTGATGGCACGGAGAGACCTATTAGTGCTGGATGGTATTCGACGGAAGATGGTCGGACAACCTCTGTTGCACATTGGTTAGAGGAAGATGATTTCCGTAATAATGGTGGTGTGATGAATCATGAGATGGTTGATGGTATTAGTAAGCGTAAGAAGCCATTTACTGTTGATTATACTGGGTTCGGATGGGTGATGATTCAGAAGGGTGTATTTGAGAATAAGGGTATGACATATCCATGGTTTGCACCTAAGATGCAAGTCTTTGAAAGTGGAGCAGTACAGGATATGTGTGGAGAGGATGTAAGTTTCTGTCTTGATGCAATTGAATCAGGATATGAGATTTGGTGTGATCCACGTATTCGTGTTGGTCATGAGAAAACCCGAGTTATCTAAGGTACGAATGGCAAATCAATTTAAAGTTGATCAATCAAAGGACTTTGCTTCAAAGATGACATTAATTACTGATGTAAGTAGTGATAAGTATTTGAAGCAATACCGTCAACATCTACAAAACCAAGCACAATTAGAATCACTTTATAAGGAGAATTAAATTATGGCAAAGATTCGAAAGTCTCTATTGGGACAAACGATGATTGAATCCCAACCAAAGAAGACACGACAAGGTTGTGGTGCTCATACTAAGTACGCCGCAAGTAGTCGTAATAACAAAAGGAAACGTTATCGTGGACAAGGACGAGGATAGGTATAGTACAGAATATGAATGGGTATCAACTCATTCATATGATCTGTGGGTATATAATAAGTTACAAGTGAGTCGGGTATTAGGATACGAGTGTGGACCAGCTGGTCTAGTCGTACCTAGACCCGATTTTTATATTGTTCGACCATGTATTAATTTCATGGGTATGAGTCGTCATGCTCGGATTGAATATCTTGAAGGTGATACTGAACATTTACATCCAGCTGAGTTTTGGTGTGAAATATTTGAAGGAGAACATATATCAGTTGATTATTATAAAGGACAACAGGAGTTAACTGTAAAGGGTGTGAGAGACCCTCAGGACCCTCTGTACAAGTGGAAGAAGTGGTATAAGGTAGATAGAGTGATACCATTACCCAAAGTGTTTGAGGAAGTTAGTCAGAGATATGATTGGTTAAATTGTGAATATATTGATGGTAAGTTAATTGAGATACATTTAAGGGGTAATCCTAATTTTAATTATGGTGGTGATTCAATTACTCCAGTATGGGAAGGAGATGATGTATCAGACTACATAGAACAAAGTAATTACAAGAGATTAGGGTTTATTATAGATGGATAAGAATTTTCTAAGAGAGATCAATCACGATCAAAAGACACCAAAGAATACAAAGAAGGTACGTGAGGATGGGTTTTATGAAGCATCTGAAGCTGACTATAAAGATTTCTGGGAGAATGAAGACAACAAGCAGACATTGATTGATTAAAAGTTTAGGTTTGGTGTAATAAATAACTCATAATTGTTGTGGAAACATTACGTGCCTGTCCAAAGAGTCAGTCAAGGTTTTAAAGATGTAAGTGCATCATTCAAGATCAACCCGTTAAATCTCGATTTAATTGCGTTGAGAAACGAGAATGCCATTGCACGATCAATTCGTAACTTAATTTTTACTATACCTGGTGAGAAACCATTTCAACCTAATGTTGGTTGTAATGTCACTAAACTATTATTTGAAAATTTAGATAGACTTACAGCTAGTTCAATTGAATCAGAAATTAGGAACACAGTGAATAACTTTGAACCTAGAGTCCGTTTAACTGCTGTTATCGTCAATCCAAATTTTGATGATAATCTTTTTGAAGTAACTCTTAAGTACGACATCGTAGGTATCGATCTTCCTCGACAACAATTATCATTTGCATTACAGCCCACTAGGTAAATGCCCTTAGTCAATTTTAGCAACTTAGATTTTGATCAGATAAAGACTTCCATCAAGGATTATCTCCGTGCGAATTCAAACTTCACGGACTATGACTTTGAGGGATCTAATCTATCAACTATTCTTGATACGTTAGCTTACAATACGTATATAACCTCATATAATGCCAATATGGTATCTAATGAGGTATTCATTGATAGTGCCACCTTAAGAGAGAATGTGGTATCTCTAGCACGTAATATAGGGTATGTACCGAGATCCAAGAAAGCTCCTGTCGCAACAGTTTCTTTTACAGTAAACGTTTCAAACACCACAGCTGTAGCAGTCACACTTAAGGCCGGTGCAGTAATGTCATCTAGGTCAGTTGGTGTGAATAGTACGAAGAATTTTATATTCTCAATTCCTAACGATATTACAGTTCCAGTCAACTCTTCTGGATTTGCAGACTTCTATAATATCGAAATATATGAAGGAACATATGTTACACAAACATTTACTGTTGATAGTGGTAATGTAAATCAGAAATTTGTATTACCTAACTCTGGTATTGATACTGATTTGTTATCTGTTGTTGTAAGAGATACACAGGAATCAACAGTAACTCGAAAGTTTGAACTATTCAATAGTTTATTTGATGTTACTGCATCGACTAGAGCATACTTTATTCAAGAGATTGGACAGGAAAGATACGAACTATTATTTGGTGATGGTATATTTGGTGTCAAGTTAGATAATAATAACTTTGTTGAAGCAAGTTATATCATTACTAATGGTGAATCAGGTAATAATATTAATAAATTTGCATTTATAGGTAATCTAAAATCTAGTTCTGGAGATACGATTAGTTCTGGTGTATCGATTGTAACTACTGAAGTATCTTCTGGTGGTGGTAAACCAATTGAATCTATTGATTCTGTCAAGAAGTATGCTCCTCAGATCTATGCATCACAGAATAGAGCTGTTACTGCTGCTGATTATGAAGCATTGATTCCACAGATTTACCCTGAAGCAGAATCAGTTTCAGCATTTGGTGGTGAGGATTTGACTCCACCTTCTTATGGTAAGGTATTTGTAAGTATCAAACCATATAACGGTGTCTTTTTATCGAGTGCTATCAAACAAAACTTACAACAACAGATGAGAAAGTATTCTGTTGCTGGTATTTTATCTGAAATTGTTGATCTAAAGTATCTGTATATCGAACCAAATTGTAAAGTATACTACGATTCAAATCTAGCACCAACTGCATCATTCGTTCAAAATCTAACTACAACCAATATTGTTAAGTATTCTGAGTCATCGGATGTCAATAAGTTTGGTGGAAGATTCAAATACTCTCAATTCCAAAAGGTAATTGACCAGAGTCATGAATCAGTAATGTCAAACATTACCAATATTGATATTAGAAGAGATATTAATGCTCAACTGAATACTTTTGCTGAGTATGAATTGTGCTTCGGTAATAGGTTCTATATAAGAAACCACGGACATGGTGCAAACTTCAATGGCAATCTCGTTGGGTACAATATTAAATCATCCGGTTTTACTGTCAGTGGTATTAGTGGAACTGTATACCTTGGTGATAGTCCGGTTGGTAATTTAAGTAAGGGAACCGTATTTCTATTCAAACTGAAGTCTTCGTCAGAACCATACATTGTAAGACAGAATGTAGGTACAATCGATTATGATACGGGTGAGATTAGACTTAACCCAATTAATATTATATCAACACTAGTGAATAGAGGAACTCCTTTGATCGAAGTTTCTGCATCTCCATACTCAAATGACGTGATTGGTCTTCAAGATCTCTATCTACAATTGGATGTAAATAATACAGTAGTTAACGTTGTTGCTGACAACATTTCTTCTGGAAATGATGTATCAGGAACCAACTATATTGTTTCTTCTAGTTACGGCTCTAACGTTTTGGTTAGGGGTCAGTCCGTATTTCAAACTGATGTAGATCCTACATCTACATCATCTACTCCACCTCCTAATGTAATTACCGGAACATCAGCAGGTAGTATAACTACTACAAGTAGAAGAACCAGATCATCATCTTACTAATAAGAAGTCAGAATACAAATGACAGTAGATAGAGTTAAATTTCAAGAAATCGTTGAAAGTCAACTCCCTAGGTATGTTAGGGAAGACTTTCCACTACTAGGCGATTTCATTAAACAATATTACATCTCTCAGGAATTTGAAAGTGGTCCTATTGATGTCCTCAATAATATTGATCAGTACGTAAAAGTCGATCAATTATGTGATGTTGTTGATTCTACTACACTTATTGGTTCATTAGATACTGTTGATAATACTATTGTTGTAAGTTCTACTGAAGGATTTTCTGATAACAATGGTATCATTCAAATTGATAACGAAATTATATTATATCAATCCAAAACTTCGGATACATTTGTAGAATGTTCTAGAGGTTTTAGTGGAGTTACGACATATATTACTTCTGGTTCACCCGATGAACTGACATTTTCTTCAACAATTGCAGAATCTCACACCACCGGTGCGACTGTTAAGAATTTAAACATACTTTTTCTCAAAGAATTTCTCACTAAACTCAAAAGACAGGTAACTCCAGGGTTTACTGATAGAAATTTCTATACAGGATTGGATAAAAGAAACTTTATAATCAACTCTGATAGTTTTTATAAGTCAAAAGGTACCGAACAATCTTACGAAATACTCTTCCGAGCACTATATGGGGAAGATGTAGAACTTATTCGTCCATCAAGATTTCTTTTAACACCGTCTAATGCAAATTATAAGGTCACTAAAGACTTTATTGTAGAGCAACTTCAGGGTGATCCTCTCGATTTGAAGAATCTTACGATATATCAGGACCTAACTGGTGCAAGAGGATCTGTTACTAACGTTCAACAGATACCTTATGAGAATTTTCAGTTCTATCAGATCAGTATTGACTCAGGTTTTGCCCGAGATAGTGATGTAAGTGGTTCTATCTACGGACAATTCAAGCCAAATCCACTCACAAAAGTCCTAAATGAAGTAAGTGTTGGTTCAACTATCATTGATGTTGACTCTACAATCGGATTTCCCGAGTTTGGTAGTCTCAGTGTACTGGATATTGATGATAACGAGGTATCAATTGCATATACCGGCAAGACTTTAAACCAATTTTTCAACACAAGTGGTGTTACTGGTGAAATTGCAAAGAAAACTGACATAACTTTAGACACGTATTCATATGCATACGTTGGTATTGACACTACTCAACAGATAAGAGTCAGATTTACTGCCGCAGTCAAGGATTTTATCCCCAATGGACCCAATTATTATTACAAACCACATGATACTGTAGAACTGAAGTCTCTTGGATGGGAATCTGACACGAAAAAGTCAAATAATTACGTCTTAAATGTAAAAACTAACTGGGATGTTGTAGAATCTAGTGTTATTGATGCAAATGCCTTCGTATATGAGTTCGAATTTGCAAAAGACCACTTTTTAAGAGAGGGTTATACCGTAAGATATGAAAATTTAGACGGAACTTACTCTATTTTTGGTACAGTTTCCAGAATTCTCTCTTCACAAAAAATTAGAGTAACTTTTTCACAGCAAATTAACCTAAAGGGGGAGTTTGTAATTGAAAATCAGACATTGAAAGGTGAGTCTCAGGCATATCCTTACTTGAATGGTTATATTGCTAACGTTCAAAACACATATTCTAAGTATAATGATGATCTAATCATTGCATCTAACTCTATTGCAAAGTATAATGACATTGAAACTGATCCATATGATAAAAAAATAACTTTTAGTGCAAATCTTCTTTCGACAGATGAACTAAAATTACCAGTTAACCCAACATCAAGACCTGATCATGGGTATTATACTGGTGATGCAGTATATTTTACCTCTGCCGGAAATGGTTTTGAGGATATGCCATCCGCATCGTATTTTGTTTTTAGAGTTGATGAGGAGACTATT